AAGGTTTCAGCATCGAGGGATATTTCGCCGAACGTTACGAAATGAGCGCACGTGAGAAAGTAGTACAAATTATAAAATCATATAAATGAAAACAAGTTTAGAAATTATCAACAAAATTGAAAGCAAAAAAGTTGAATTAGGAATGAATGTAGAGTTGGGATTAATTGACGACCTAAATAAATTAATTTCAACTAATAAAAATGCTGTAAGTGAAGCAAATAGATTCATTAGTAATATTACAATAACTTGGAATAAACTTAATAGCGTTTTAGATGATATTGATGATATGCAGTCTTATGTTAAAAGCGCACCGTCAGCAAAAAACTTATTAGCTTATAATAACCAAGAGATTAACAAAATATTGACTCAAATGGAATCACAAGCAAAATCTTTAGGTTTGGATGCAAAGTCAATAAAAGGTTATTCAGAGGCTAAAACAACAGTTGAAAAGAATTTAACTTTTATAAAAGACTTAGAACAATCAAAAGTAGTAGGAGAAAAAGTTTTGTCGCAATTAAAAGCTAGTTAATATGCCAACAAAAACAACATCTCCAAAAGGCGGTAAACGTGGTTGCTTATGCAAAGACGGTAAGTATCGCAAAGAATGTTGTGAGGGCGAATTATCACAACAAGGCATCGGTTCAACGGTAAGCGGTGGAACGCAAATTGTAATAAATCCAACCCAAAACGTAACCGTAATAATTCGCTAAAGTGCAACAGAACAAAAACAGAATAGTTTAATAAAAAAAAAGTCAAATGAATTATAAAGAGATAGTAAAAAAGATTTGCGTTGCTTTGAATATCGAAGTGAAATTAGAGCAAATGAAACTTAACGACGGCGTTACAATAATTGAAGCGGATAGCTTTGAGGCTAATAACGAAATTTTTGTTGTTACGGAAGACGACCAAAGAATCCCTTTACCCGTTGGTGAATACGTTGTTGAAAACGGAATGCTTTTAATTGTTACTCAAGAGGGTGTAATTGCAGAAATTAAAGAACAAGAACAGCCTGCAGAAGTTGAAGCACCCGAAGAGGAAATGAAAAAAGACGAAGAAAAAATGATTGAAAAATCAGCGGTTAAAAAAACAGTTGAATCAATGGTTAAAGAAACGTTCTTTTCAGAATACGAAGCGTTGAAATCTGAAAACGAAGCATTGAAAACACAATTGGCACAAATGGAAGAGCCGAAAGCAATTGTTCACAATCCAGAGCCAACGGAAAAAGTAAAGGTAGAAGCACCTAAAAGCACAAGAGATTTAGTAATGAAATTTATAAACCAATAAAATGAGCACAACTTATTTAGCAGTAACCAACGACACAGAACGTCAATTGGCAGTAGTTGAAACCGTAGCGGTAGCAACAACTTTAACCGCAAAAGATAGCGGAAAAGTATTTATCTTAAAAGCAGCAGCAGGAGCTCAAATCACACTTCCTGCAGTAGCAACATCAGCAGGTTTACGATTTAAATTTATCGTAGGTCAATTGTTCGCAACTACAGATTGGACGGTAAAAGCACTTAGCAACGCAATCGAGGGAAGCGTATTAGTTAACGGAGCACACGTTGCAGGAGTTGACGAAAACACAATTTCTTTCGTGGCATCCGCAGAATCAATCGGTGACTTCGCAGAATTAGTTTGTGACGGTACAAATTGGTACGTGAACGGTTCAGGTGTAACAGCAGGAGCAATCACTTTAACAGCAGTTTAATTTTAAAACATTTATAAAAAATGAGTACAACTACATCAATTACAACTACTTACGCTGGCGAGTTCGCAGGTAAGTACATCGCGGCGGCTTTATTGCCAGCACCAACTTTGGCGAGTAATTTAATTACGATTATGCCAAACGTTAAGTTCAATTCAGTAATGAAAAGACTTGCAACTGACAAACTTTTATCTAACGCATCTTGCGACTTTAACCCTGCAGGAACGATTACTTTGACTGAAAGAGTAATTCAACCGAAAGAGTTACAAGTTAACCGTCAATTGTGTAAAACAACTTTCAGAAATGATTGGGACGCAATCGAAATGGGTTATTCAGCATTTGACGTTATGCCGAAATCATTTACTGATTTCTTATTGGCACAATACGCAGAAAAAGTAGCTTCAGAAAATGAAGTAAACATCTGGAGAGGTGTTGCATCTAACAACGGAGAGTTTGACGGATTCACTACTTTGTTAGCTTTAGACCCTGCTTTGCCTTCAGCGCAAGAACTTGCATTAGTAGGTGGTGGTTTATTATCAACTAACGTAATTGCAGAAATCGGAAAAGTTTTAGACGCTACTCCATTAGCGGTTTCAGCACGTGAAGATTTCCATATTTATGTTTCTACAAACGTATTTAGATTGTATGTTCGTGCATTAGGTGGTTTCGCAACTAACTTAGGAGCAAATGGTATCGATGGCAAAGGTTCAATGTGGTTTAACGGTGGTGCAATCCTACCTTTTGAAGGTGTTAAATTAGCACACGCACCGGGTTTACCTGCATCTACAATGATTGCAACAACTAAAGAAAATTTAGTATTTGGAACTGGTTTAATGAACGATGCACAAGAGGTAAAACTTTTGGATATGGCAGATGTTGACGGTTCTCAAAATGTTAGAATCGTTATGAGAATGACGGCAGGTGTTCAATATGGTGTTGTAGAGGATATCGTTACATACAATGTTACTAACTCTGTAAACTAAGAACTATGAGTTGCGACTTAGCCAACGGAAGATTAGAAGTTTGTAAAGATTCAATTGCAGGATTAGACGCAGCATATTTCATCAACTTTGGGGATTTTAACCCCGAGGTTGATGTTACTTATGACAACACAAATACTGATTTAATCACAGCAATTGCAAACGTTACAGCTTGCTACAAATTCGAGTTAAAAGGAACAAACAGCTACCAAGAAACTATCACTTCAGATAGAAACAATGGTACTACTTTCTTTCAACAAGAATTGACTATCACGCTTAAAAAACAAGATGCTACAAGCCAAAAAATAGTAAAATTACTATCTTACGGCAGACCGCAAATTATTGTTAGAGGGCGTGACAATACCTATCGAATTGCAGGACTTAAAAGAGGAATGGATTTAACAGCAGGTACTATCGGAATGGGAACGGAACCAGGGGATTTAAACGGTTACACTTTGACATTTACTGGAATGGAATCTTTACCAGCGAATTTCATAAATTGCACAACGGAAGCAGGTTTATTAACTGACTTAACAGCTTTAGCTTCTTTCACAACATCTTAGAATTTTGTTTGATTGTCTCCATAGAAAGGGGTTGCAGAAATGTAACCCTTTTTTTATGCAACAGAATTACACTTTAATAGTTTTATAAATATGAATGTTTTACAAGTAAGTGCAACAAGCCAAATATTGAAATGTGCGCCACGTAGCACAACGATAACAAGTATTGTAGTAATCGACCAAGAAGCAGGAACAAGCGCAACGATTAACGCACCGACGATAATTGATTATGGTTATTATATTGGAGTACAAGCGACTTATTCACTAAAGGCAGGGCGTTTTTACATCGTGCAACTTTACAACCTTACTAACTTTTTAGGAAGCGAGCAGGTTTGGTGTTATAAAGCAGGCTTGCAAACTGACGAACATTCATCTAACAATGATTTTGTAATGCTATGAATATAGACGTAATAAATTTGGCGCAATACGAAGCACCGCAGATAATAGAATCGAAGCAAAAAGGTTGGGTTACTTTTGGCGAAAATCAAAGTTACTTTCAATTTCTTATTGACCGCTATCGAAAATCGGCTACGAATCAATCCATTATAAACAACGTTACACGCTTAATGTATGGTAAAGGGTTGGGAGTAATTGATGCGAGTCGTAAACCAAGCGAATACGCACAAGTAATGGCACTTTTTAACAAGGATTGTTTGAGAAAACTTTGCTTTGATTTAAAGACATTAGGACAATGCGCTATTCAAGTACACTACAACGACAAACACGATAAAATATTAAAGGCGTTTCATATTGATATGAACCTTTTAGCACCTGAAAAATGCGACGATGAGGGAAAAATTAACAATTGGTATTATTCAAATAATTGGGAAGACATTAAGAAATTTCCACCAAAGAAATTTGCTAATTTCAAAAGTTCAAAAGATAAAGTAGAAATCTTAGTCATTAAACCTTACGCAATCGGAATGAAGTATTTTTCTTTGCCCGATTACGTAGCAGGAACGGCTTATGCGTTGTTAGAGGAAGAAGTTGCTGATTATCTTATTGGAGAAGCACAAACTAGATTTAGCGGAACGACCGTCGTTAATTTTAATAATGGACAACCTGACATTGAAACCCAAAATTTGTTACAGCAACAAATTAAAAACAAGCTAACTGGTAGTAAAGGTCAAAGAGTAATCGTTGGATTTAATAATAACAAAGAAACAGCGACAACAGTTGAGTCTATTGCTTTGAATGATGCACCTGATTTATATAGTCAAATGAGTTTAGAGTGCGAGCGCAAAATAATGGTTTCTCATTCGATTACAAGCGGTTTGTTATTAGGATTAGGAAGTGCAAACGGTTTCGGAAGCAATGCAGATGAATTAAAAAATGCTTTTGTATTATTCGACAATATGGTTATTAGACCGTTACAGCAACTTTTGATTGATGGCTTAGAACAAATAACATCGTTCAACGGAAATACCGCTAAATTGTTTTTTAAGACGTTGCAACCTTTGGAGTTTACGGATTTAGAAAACGTACAATCGGGCGAAGATAAGCAAGAGGAAACGGGAACGGAATTGAGTAAAGTCAACACTGAATTAGAAGAAATTTTAGCACGTGTAGATAGTGAACAATTAGGAGACGGTTGGGTAATGGTTGATGAAAGAGAAATTGAAGAAGATGATAGCGATTTGGATTTAGAATTGATTGAAGCAGAAAAAAAATTAGAGCCTAAAACAACGATTTTAAGCGCACTTATTAACCTTATTCAAACTGGTAATGCAAGACCTGATTTAAAGAGTTCACAAGATAAAAAAGTTGGGGATTTAAAGTATTTCAAAGTGCGTTATAAATACACGGGAAACAAAAACCCTGAAAGAGCATTTTGTAAAGCAATGATGGCGCGTGAAGAACGTTTATTTAGAAAAGAAGATATTGAAGAAATGAGCAGACGTTCTGTTAATCCGGGCTTTGGGGAATTTGGTGGAAACGTCTATGACATTTTTAAATTTAAAGGCGGTGCAAGATGCCACCATAAATTTGCAAGGGTAACGTTTATGTTAGATTTAAACGCTATTGAAGACGGTTATAAGAAAGTTGGAACACGTGAGGCGGAAGTAAAAGGTTATAAGGTTACAAACCCTTACCAAGTTTCTTTTTATCCTAATAATCTACCTTTAAAAGGTTTTAGCCCAAGAAATAAAAACCTACCAAAAGACGTACAATAATGGCAGAAGCACTAATTATAACGAGAGATGACGTGGTAAAATTCACGTCTTTAAATGGAAACGTTGACCCTGACAAATTTATTCAATATATTAAAATTGCGCAAGATATTCACGTTCAAAAGTATTTAGGAACGGATTTACTTGAAAAAATAAAAGCGGATATTATAGCAAACACTTTAGGTGGTAACTATTTGACTT